TTGATTTGGTCATTCCGTCAGTCAAGATTGACACATTAGGTGAACTAGAAATGCGTGATTATGACGCGCTAGTTGATGCCACCAAAGAAGCACAGTCTTATTTGTTCCCAAGCCTTGCTGAAACAACGGAGAACGAAAACGACCCAAAAGCGATTACCGAAAACTCCAACGGCTAAAATGGATTATTGAGGGTGGCGAGCGCAATCCCGCGCTTGATTACCCCGATGACCATTGGCTGTATTACACGATGGCAGAACGATTTGGTTGGACACCTGACCAAGTAGATAACCTGCCAGCAGATACAGCAGATTGGCTGATAGCCATAGGCAATGTAGTGCAATCGGTGAGGGCAGAGAGAGCAAGTGACCAATGAGTGTACGCATACAGGTTACGAATCTTCAAGATGTTCTCAACTCTTTTGATAAAACAGAAGATACGATTGAACTTGCGGTGCAGTACGCAATCACTATGGCTGGTTTGGCAGTAGAGCGACAGGCAAAACAAAACGCATCGGGTCGCCCTGGTCCTAATGTACAGACGGGTAATTTGCGCAGAAGTATTACAACTAAAGCGCAAAAAGGTTTTGGCAACACTTATGAAGCAGAAGTTTCTGCAACTATGGTGTATGCAAGGGCTGTTGAATTTGGACACCCTAGATGGAAACCAGGCGTAAAATATCCGTACTTAGGACCTGCCGCCGATAAGTTATCGGACAATGGTACTTTGTCTAGGGTATTTACTATGGCGCTCGCATCTAGGCTGAAGGGGTAACAATGGCAACGATTGACCCCGTAATAGTAAAACTGCAAGCCGATGTATCTGATTTACAAAAGGGATTACAACAGGCTAACGGTTATCTCAAAGGTTTAGATGACCAAGTAAAGAAGGCAGATTCAGCCTTTGCTGGAATGAGTACACGCCTAAAGCAATTAGGCGCAACCATCGGTATTACTTTTGGAGCAAGCCAACTTGTTTCATTCTTCAAACAATCTGTTGCGGCTTCACTAGAAGCGGAAGCATCACAAGAGCGTTTGCGTCAATTATTGCTCAACACGAATGGCGCAACAGAAGCACAGATTACTGCTCTCAACAATCAAGCCAAAGCGCTTGAAGCAGTAGGTGTTGTATCGGCAGATAACATCACCGTAGCGCAATCACAGTTAGCAACCTTTGACCTTAGTGCGGCGGCTATTGGAAAACTCACGCCAGCAATTTTGGATTATGTAACTGCTGAAAAGGGTGCAACAGCATCAGCAGATGATTTCAAAGGAATGACTAACAGCCTTGCTCAAGCATTGCAAGGCAATTTTGCATCTTTGACTAAGGTTGGTTTTGTTCTTGATGATGCAACGAAAAAGCAAATTGCAAACGGAACCGAAATGGAGCGTGCGGCGGCGCTTGTTGAAGTTCTCAATTCAACCTACAAAGACTTCAATAAAAACTTACGCGACACCAGCGCAGGCGGACTACAGGTCGCTATCAATGACATCAATAACCTCAAACAACAAATAGGTGATGGCTTACGCCCTGTTGTGGATTCATTTGCCGCGTTCTTATCTAAAACTTTGATACCTGCACTTAGCCAATTAGTAGAGTTTTTGACTGAGAATAAAGACACAATCATTGCTGTAACTAAAGTTTTGTTTGCTGGCGTTGCCGCTTACACGGCTTACAGGGTTGCTATTACTGCTACAAAAATAGCAACTGCGGCTTTCCAAGTTGTTATGGTGTTGATGAAAGGCGCGCAACTAGCAAGCATTGCTTCCACAAACGGTTTAGCCGCTTCTATGTTGGCTCTCAATGCCGCGATGAAAGCCAACCCGATTGGCATGATTATCACAGGTATTACTCTTGCAACTGCGGCAATTATTGCATTATGGAAGAACTCTGAAACATTCCGCTCTGTTGTTATCTCTGTAGCCAAAGCCGCGCTCAATGCATTTGCTTCTATTGTTCCCATGGTGGCTAAAGTATTTGAAGCCATCATGAAAGTTGTTACTGGACCAATGCGCTTGTTCCTTGGTGCGCTTTCTAAACTTCCTGGCGTTGGCAAATATGCAAAGGGTGGTTTAGACCTTATCAATAAGGGCTTAGACGGTATTTCTGACCTAGGAGATAAAGCCGCAAAGAAGGCTACAGAACTATCTAACAAGTTAGACGGACTAGCAAAGAGTGCAAAAAAGGCTGGCGATGAAACTAAGAACGCCAAAAAAGCCGCAGATGATTTTGGAAAAGGTAGAAGTGGCGGCGCTGGTGGTCTGACTGAGGAGCAAAAGAAAAAGTTAGATGGCTATAAAGACAAAGTAAAAGACATCTACAAAGACATAAACGACACGATTGCTGAAGCCAACGAAAAAGCAAAAGATGCTTTAGACCGCCGCAATGAGCGCATGCTTGAGGCTGAACAACGCTTTGCCGATACTAAAAAAGATTTAGATGAACGCCTCGCAGAGCAACTAAAAGAGGCGCAAGACCGTTTTGATGAAACAAAGGCTGACCTATTAGACCGCCGCAATAAGGCTGAAACTGCCGCTACAAAGAAACATGCTGAGGCAATTCTTTCCATAAAGGCTGAATACCGCAAGAAAGAGATTGATTTAGCAAAGACCCGTGACGATAAACTTGCAGAATTAGAAGCGGCGGCACAACGCAAGCGTGCAGATATTGTTGCTAAGGGCGCAGAAAAGTTACGCGACATTGTAGAGAAAAGCCGCCAAAGCCTGCGTGATGCTTTCATAAAAGGCACAGAGTTCAAACTTGAGGACTTATTCGGCGCGGCAAAACAAAGCGGCGGCACCATTGTTGATGCCATAAAGAATCAACTAAAGCAGACCAAAGACTTACAAAAGGGCGCAGGCGACCTAGCAGGTGCAGGATTTAGTCAGGCTTTTATTGAGCAAATTGTAAAAGCAGGTCCTGAAGCAGGCCTGACCATGATTGAAGAAATCAAAAAGTTATCGCCTGAACAACAAAAAGAAGTTCAGAATATGTATAACGAATTGGATAGCATCAGTCAGAATGGCATGGACGCTATTGCCAACACGCTTTCTACTTCTACAAATCTTGTCACTGCTGAACTACGCCGCGCATATCAAGATACGCAACAAGATATTGCTAATGCGCTCAGAGAAGTAGATGAAGAACTCAAGATAAATGTTGCTGAGGCAAAAAAGACCTATTCAGATGCGCTTGCTGAAGCCGCTACATTGCGTGATGAAAGATTGGCGGAGGCTGATAAGGCGCTCAAGGACGCTCTAGCAGAGTCCAAGGCTTCTTATGATGAGGCATTAGCCGATGCACAGAAAACGCTTCAGAAGGCCCAAGAGGAGGCTAAAAAGACCTTTGATAAGGGTTTGCTAGAGGCGCAAAAAACATTACAAAAGGCTTTGGAAGATGCTCAGAAAGATTATGAAAAAGCCATTGATGAAATCAACAAGGCAACCCAAAAGAAACTGAATGACTTGATGGCGAAGTTGCGTGAAGTTGCGGCGGCTATGGCGGCTATTTCTAAAGGTTCTGCGGCTGGTGTTGTATCGGGCGCACCTTCTTATACTCCTATTGTTCCCGCTCCTATTACAACTAAACCTGGAACTGTGGTCACACCTGAGGGCAAAGTAGTTCCTGCGCCTAGCGCGCCATCAAGCACACCTGAAGGTTCTATTTATGGAGGTTTTGATAGAAGGGCTGATGCTAAATCCATGGACGGTATAAGCATCACGCAGAATTTCACTAATGTAGCGGCAGACGCTTGGGATATTCACGAAAAAACGCTTTCTGCAATCCGTTATGGCACTGCTATTACACCTAAGCCAACAACAAATCCCGCAACAAGTAACCTTGCAAAACGCACAGGTAGCGAGAGAGCGATGCTCTAATGCCAGCAGTCATTCAACAATATTCTTTTTCATTCAATGGGCAAGTCTTTGGCGGCGCAGGTTCGCCTTATCAAATTTTGTCGGTAGATGGTTTGGAAGGTTTGCCAGGTATCCGCAACCAAGACGATAACCGTGGTTATGCAGATGGCATGTTCACAGGTCGTGATTTTTTAGGTGGTCGTACTATTTCCATGATTATCCAAACCACGGGAACACCTGGCGCATCGGCTCAGGCTAATTACAATACATTACAAAGAACGCTACAACCGCAGACAAGCGGCACAACACCTTTATATTTCATTCTCTCTGCTGGCGAAACAGAACAAGTAATTGAAGCACGCGTGCGCCAACACATTACAACGGTCAATCCTAATTACACATACGGTTTGATTTTGTCGCAGGTTGAGTTTTTCTGCCCTGACCCTCGTTATTACGACAGCAATATTCAGACCGCTACCTTGCTTTATTCAACGCCTTCAGGTCGTATTTACAACCGCACCTATAACCTCGTTTATGGTGGCGGTTCAGGAACAATCACAACCACCATCACCAACAATGGCTGGACTGACACTTACCCAACCATCACCATCAATGGACCAATTAGCAACCCTGAGATTGGCAACACAACCCAAAACGCCTCTATGCTTTTCAATGTGACCTTGAGTTCTAGCGATTTATTTGTTGTGGATTTGTACAATAAATTGATTACACTCAATGGCAATCCCGCCCGTAATACATTGATTTCAGGTTCTTCAACCTGGTTTTCGGCTTCCCCTGGCAACAATGATTTCTATTTCTACGGCACTGGAACTCTCGCAGGAACTACGGAGGCTGTCGTAGAATGGCAGTCTGCATACATTTAGGAGCATAAATGGCACTACGCACACCGCCCTCATGGTTACAAAACGGCTCACACCCCGCCGAAAATGACCGTCTTACAATGCAGGCTATTTTTGCCACCACAGGCATCATTGGTTCTTCTTCTCTTGCTGTTAGCGCTAACTCTCCTGCTGGTATGTCGGTGCGTGTTGCCGCAGGTTGGGCCGCAATTATCGGAACTACACAAGCAAACATGGGTGTTTATACAGTCTATAACGATGCTTTGACCACGCTTACTATTACAACGGCAGACCCTTCAAATCCACGCATTGACCGCGTTGTTGCCACTGTTCAAGATGCTTACTACACAGGCGCATATAACGATGTTATTTTCCAAGTTATTGCGGGTACTCCCGCAGGTTCACCTGTTGCGCCAGCCACCCCCGCAAATTCAATTTCATTAGCAACGGTTGCAGTTGGCGCGGCAGTCACTCAAATCAATTCAGGCAATATCACAGATACAAGAGTAGAAACCACAACAAATCTTCCTACGGGTGACATCACAGGCGTAACAGCAGGCACAGGACTTACAGGCGGAGGCTCCTCAGGCTCTGTAACTCTTGCTTTAGCAAATACCGCAGTCGCCGCAGGAAGTTATACCACTGCTAACATTACCGTTGATGCACAAGGTAGAATCACCTCAGCGTCATCGGGAGTCGCCGCAACCGATGCAACACCAACCGTATTTCTATTGATGGGAGCATAAATAAATGCCAACAACATATAAAGTGCTAGGGCAATCAAACCCTGCCGCAACAACTCTTACAACGCTTTACACAGTGCCATCAGCAACTACCGCAGTTGTTTCAAGCATTGTTATTGCTAATCTTGATTCAACTTCAGCGACATTTCGTATTGCAGTTCGTCCTGACGGTGCTTCAATCGCTAACTCACAATATATCGCATACAACATCACAGTAGGCGCTTCTGATTCAACTGTTCTCACCATGGGTATTACCATGGACGCGGCAGATGTGCTTTCTGTTTATGCTTCAACTGCAAATGTAACCTTTAGCGCTTTTGGAAGTGAAATCTCCTAAACCATGGCATGTAAATCTGTCAAAAATGGAACCCGCAGTATTTCTATGCTTGTGGGTAATGCGGCGTACAATCCTTTTGATTTATTAGTTATTGCTGGTGGTGGTGGTGGTGGTGGTTCTCCTGCTGTTTCGGGGGGTGCTGGTGGTGGTGGTGCTGGTGGTGTTTTATTGTTCAATGAACAATCTCTTGCATCAGGAACTACATACACAGTAACCGTGGGTGCTGGCGGTTCTAACGGGGGCGGAGCAAGTAACGGAAGTCAAGGTTCAAATTCACAATTTGCTTCTCTTACCGCTTCTGTTGGTGGAGGATATGGAGCAACCTCTGATTTGGCTGGCGGAAACGGCGGTTCAGGCGGCGGTGCTGGCGGTAAAGGTCCTACCGCAAACGGTGGAACAGCAACCATTGGACAAGGTAATAATGGTTCACAAACACCTTCAGGAACAATTTGTGGTGGCGGAGGTGGTGGTGCTGGTTCAGCCGCAACTAACACACAAACAGGCGGTTCTTCAACATCTACATATTCAACTTGGGCTTCAGCAACAGGTTCAGGAGTAAGTAATACTTATGCTGGCGGCGGTGGTGGCGGTGGACAAAATTCAGGTGCCAATTTATTTGGTCAAGGAGGCGGCGGAGGCGCTGGTAACGGAGGTGGTCTAAAAGCAAACGGAAGTGCGGCAACCGCCAATACTGGTTCAGGAGGCGGAGGCGCTGGTGATGTTTTTCCTGCTCCAGGAAATAACGATGGCGGTTCAGGAGGTTCAGGAATTATTATTTTGCGTAAATCAGGTTCTTATACCGCAAGCGCAACAACGGGTTCACCAACTCGCTATGAAAGCGGCGGATATACTTATTACAAATTTACAGGAAGCGGGAGTATCACAATCTAATGAGTATTTCTAGCGTAAAAACAGGACTTATTGCTGATGAAATGTTGGTTGGTAATCCGTTTTACAATCCCGTTGTATCTGTGGACTTTCTTGCTATTGCTGGCGGCGGTGGTGGTGGATTTGGCAACGGTGGCGCAGGTGGCGGTGGCGCTGGTGGTTATCGCACTTCTGTTGGAACTTCAGGAGGTGGCGGTTCTGCGGAAAGTGCCGCAGTATTACGATTAGGCGCAACTTATACTATAACTGTTGGTGCTGGTGGTACTGGAGGTCTTTATAATTATCAAGACCCAACAATGGGAAGTAATGCGTCTATTGCTGGAACTAATCTCACAACTATTACTTGTGTCGGTGGTGGTTATGGTGGTGGCGGTAGCGGTGGCGCTCAACGCGTTTCTGGTGGTTCTGGTGGTGGAGCAGGTTCCTCCGTAAGAGATAACGGCGCAGATGGAACTGCTAATCAAGGTTACGCTGGCGGTGGAAGTATAAATTCTAACGGTGGTGGCGGTGGTGGTGGTGCTGGTGCTGTTGGTGGAAATGCCAATAATGGAGGCGGTAGTGGCGGTAATGGTGGCGCTGGTGTTTCTTCTTCTATTACAGGTTCAGCAGTCACACGCGCAGGTGGCGGTGGCGGTGGTCAGTATAGTGCAAGCGCAGGTAGCGGTGGTGCTGGCGGTGGCGGTAGCGGTGGCGGTAATGGTGGTAACGCAACAACAAATACAGGTTCAGGCGGCGGTGGAGGCGGTTATAGCAACGGTAGCGGTGGAAACGGTGCTTCAGGTCTAATTATTTTGCGCGCTCTACAAGCCGCAACAGCAACAACTGGTTCGCCAACTGTGACTACTTCAGGTTCTTATACAATCTATACATTTACAAGTTCAGGTAGTATTACCTTCTAAATAAGGAGAAACAATGGCGCATTTCGCACAACTAGATGAAAACAATGTAGTAACACAAGTTATTGTTGTTGCTAATGATGAGTTGCTTCTTGATGGCGTAGAGAGCGAAACACGCGGAGTTATTTTCTGCAAATCACTTTTTGGCGAAGATACTAAGTGGGTTCAGACTTCCTACAATGCAACAATTCGCAAGAACTACGCAGGTATTGGCTACACATACAATAAAGATTTAGACGCTTTTATTGCGCCACAACCATTTGCTTCATGGACTCTCAATGAAGAAACTGCACGATGGGAAGCGCCAACTCCGATGCCTACAGATGGAAAAATTTATTTTTGGTCTGAAGATGATTTGACATGGCTAGAGGTTCCAACATCTGAGGAAGCATAATGGCTTGTATCAGCATCAAAAATAAAGTTATCAGCCGCTCTATGTTGGTTGGTAATCCTGCCTACAGTCCTTTTACCACAGCAGATTTATTAGTTATCGGTGGTGGCGGTGGAGGTGGCGGTGCATTTGCTGGCGGTGGTGGTGGTGCTGGCACTATTTCTTATGGTCCAAGCATTTCACTAACAAACGGAACAACTTATGCCATAACCGTTGGTGCAGGTGGCAATGGTGGTGCTAATCAAGCAAACGGAGTTGCTGGTAGCAATTCTGTTTTTGGTTCTTTAGTCACTGCTAATGGTGGTGGACGCGGCGCTTATGGTAATTATTCAGGTGGCGGTGCAGGTGGTGGAACTGCAACATCAGGAGGTTCAGGCGGCGGCGGTGGTGGTGGACAAGGTAGCCCTGCTGGTAGTGGAGCGGCGTTTGCCAATAGCAGTTTTTCAGGTTTTACTAATTACGGTTTTGCTGGTGGCAATTCAGGCGCTAGCGGCGATTCTGCAAGCGGTGGTGGTGGTGGTGGTGCTGGCGCTGTTGGCGCAACTGGCGTAAATAGCAATTCAGGACCAATAACAGGTGCGGCTGGTGGTAATGGTCTAAATACTTGGTCATCATGGGCTAGTGCTACTTCTACAGGTTCAAGTGGATATTACGCGGGTGGTGGCGCGGCTGGTCAATATTCAAATATTGGTGGTTTTGGAAGTCCAGGACAGGGCGGTTTAGGTGGCGGCGGAAATGGCGCAACAAGAGGTAGCGGTTTTTCCAATGCTACTAATGGTGCAACCAATACAGGTTCAGGTGGCGGCGCTGGCGCTTCAAACGATGGTGACGATTCAGGTGCAAACGGTGGTTCGGGAATTGTTTTGATTCGTGTTAGCGGAACTTACACAGCAACAGCAACAACAGGTTCTCCAACTCGCACAGTAAGCGGTGGTTATACTTACTATGTTTGGACGGGAAGCGGCTCAATAACAGCGTAGGAGTGGCAAATGACGACCACATATCGGTATCTCTTTGCCAACCTTCTAACAAATGAGATTATCGCTGAACTACCTCTTACAGGCGTAGTTTTTACACAGCAACTCAATCAAGCAGGAACATTGCAAGGGCATTTGCTTTTGTCGGGTATGGCAACAGAACAATTCAATGTCAATGCTTCAACCATTCCTGCGAAAACTGCTATTTATGTAGATAGAAACGGTGAACTTGTTTGGGGCGGAGTTATTTGGGGCAGAAATTACAACAGCGCTGAACAACGCTTGAGTCTGACAGCCCGTGAATTTGAATCATATTTTGAACGCCGCCGCATTACGCAAACTGTAAGTTTTGCAAACATAGACCAATTAGTAATTGCTCGCACTCTTATTGATGATGCACAATCTGCGCCTTATGGTGACATTGGTGTAATTACGGGTGCTGAAACATCAGGCGTGCTAATTGACCGCGTGTATTACGATTATGAACTCAAGGGCGTTTATCCTGCTATTCAAGATTTATCTCGCGCAGAAGATGGTTTTGATTTCAACATAACCGTTGAATATGACCCGATAACAGAAGAACCTATCAAGACTTTGGTATTGGGATACCCACGAAGCGGTACGGTCTATGACATCAACGACCCTGAAGCCTTTGTATTTATTTTTCCTGCGGGCAACATTGTTGAGTATGAATATCCTGAAGATGGACCGATTGCCGCCAACACAATTTATGCAGTAGGAGCAGGGTCTAACGAAGGTAAGTTGATTGAAATAGCGCAGGACACAACAAAGTTTGCAGACGGTTGGGCGCTGTTAGAGGACCAAGTAAATTACACAGACACAATAGACACGACTTTGCTACAAGAACTAGCAACAGGTGCGGTCAATGCTTTGTCTTATCCGCCCACCGTTATCAAGATTGTTGTGCCTGCTTATGCATCGCCTGAGTTTGGCAGTTATGGAATTGGCGATGATGCGCGCCTAATAATTACAGATGAACGATTCCCTGAAACTCTTGATGCTGTATATCGCATTGTGGCTTTGTCGGTCCAACCAGGTGAAGCAGGACCTGAGCGCGTTACTATTACGCTAACAGAAACTACGAACTGAGGCGTTATGGCATACATCAATCAACCACCTGAATTGCGCGGTTTGTTCTCAGACTTAGACCAACGCCTGCGCAAATTAGAATTAGCACAACGCTTCACTGCGCCCGATGTGACCACAGAACCTACCTACCCACGCACTGCGGACATCATCTATGAAAACACAGATGACCAAATGAAATATTGGAACGGTACGGAATGGGTTGTATTTGCTGATAATAATTTGGGTGTACCTGTTGTAAATTACACACCCGTATGGAGTTCTTTATCTACACCACCTACATATACGGCTGGCGCTTTGACTGGCAGATATATCAAAATTAGTAAATGGTGTTTTTGGAGTGTGTACGCAAATCTTACAAGTGTTACAAACTTTGGTTCAGGCCAATACACCCTTACCGTTCCATTTGCGCCGCTACAACATAATGCTATGCGTGATGGCGGATTACACGAAGGTTCTAATCATTACGGGCTAATGTTAGATATTGGCCCTGCGGGTGGCACAACAGGAAAAATGTATTATCCTGGTTCTAGCGGCAAAGATGAATCTTTTGATTTCAATTCACCGCATAATCTTACTACAACAGATTTTTGGTATATCTCAGGCGCTTATTTGATTGCATAACTGTTATCATTTTCCGCTATGAGCATTGAACAATGGGTTGGCGTATCGGTAGGAATATCTACCCTTATTGGCGCATTTGCTATGGGCGTGCGTCATTTAGTGAAATATTATTTGGCGGAATTGAAACCTAATGGTGGCTCAAGCATCAAAGATAAAATCAAAGATATTGATGAGAAGGTGAACAAACTAGAATCTCGCGTTGATGAGATTTACCGACTATTAGTGGAGAAGGCATGAGTGAAGAAATAGTAATAATTGCAGAACAGGAATTAGGCAATCAAGAGGTTCCTGTAAATAAAACAAAGTACGGCAAATGGTATGGGCTAGATGGCAACCCTTGGTGCGCCATGTTTGTTTCATGGGTGTATGGGCAAGCAGGTCTAAGTAAAACCATTGCCGCATCAACTAAAAAAGGTTTTGCTTCCTGCGATGCAGGTTTGAAATGGTTTGCTAAAAAGGGCAAGTTAGTGCCGATTGGCGAAGCCCAACCAGGGGATATAGCCTTCTTTCAATTTGATGATGATGCTCAACCTGACCATGTGGGCATTGTTATCAAGAACAACACAAAACTAAAAAGACTGGTTTGCATTGAAGGCAACACTGCTGGCGATGCAAAAGGGTCACAATCAAACGGAGATGGGGTCTATAAAAAGAAACGGCCCTATTCATTGGTCATGGCGGTAGCACGCCCTTCAAAGGAGTAGTTATGCAAAAGAAAGACTTGGACAAACTGAAGTCATTTGTACGCCATTTCGCAATTACTGCGGTGGCTGTTTATACTGTAAATCCTGACGCTGATTGGAAGGCTGTTATTGCTGGCGCTGTTGCTGGCGTTGTCGGTCCTGCAATCCGCGCTATTGATAAGAACGACCCTGCATTTGGCAAGATTGCAGATTGGGCAGAAGTAGAGATTGATAAGTTGGCTAAGAAGTCAGCGAAGAAAGCGCCTAAGAAAAAGGCATAGGTTTCCCGCCTCCATGGGAAAGCACTCCTGAGCAAGAGTCTAAACTGCTCATTTATACTTTGTGTTAGGCTATGCGAGGAGGTGGGTATGAGTTTAGAGAAGGCGATAGAAGAACTAGCGTCAAAACAAAAGCCCTATAGCAAATATTGTTCCTGGCAAATGACAATCAATGGATTGACAGAGAAAGATAAAAAAGCATTAGAAGATGCATGGGCCAAAGGATATTCTGCAAACATTATTGTCAAAGCGTTACGCGCAGAAGGGCATAAAGCAACCGCCGAATCAATTAGGGCGCATCGCAGGGGTGTTTGCAAATGTCCAAAGAGTTAGATGACATTCTCAATGAGCGTCAAAACATTCACGGTAATGCAGAACAGAACTTTGAAAAAATAGGCAAGATATGGGCAATAATGCTCAACCTTGATACGCCAATACCTGCTTGGAAGGTTGCTTTGATGATGGATTCTTTCAAAACAATTAGGTGTTTAGTCAATCCAAATCACAAAGATAATTGGCTAGATAAACAAGGCTATACAGAACATGGAATGAAAGCGTGGTTCAATGAGCCTGGAAGATAGTTTTTCAAACTTGCCTGAAGGCATTGAATCAGAAGATGTAAAAGAATTACGCAATGCGCTATTTCGTTTGCAAAAACAATTACTCAAAGCCAAAACGCGCAATGAAGATTTAGTAGAAGCAACGCATCAAGCCGCCTATGACGCGATGCTTGCTATGGGTCCGCTCAAACCTGTTGTGGAACCAAAGGTGGCAAAAAGTGGCAAAACAAAACCTGAAGTAGCCCTGTGGCACATGACGGATTGGCAAGGGGCAAAAAAGACAACTACCTACAATTCAGAAGTAATGCGCAAACGGGTCATGGAGTTTGCAGAGAAGGCTGTAAGAATTACAGAGATACAAAGAGCAGACCACCCAGTAAAAGAGTGTTACATTCTTTTTGGCGGAGATATGGTTGAGGGTCTGTTCAATTTCCCAACGCAGGCATTTGAAATTGATGCAACACTATTTGAGCAATATGTAAATGTCAGCAGACTTTGCGTAGATGTGGTTCGCTTCGCGCTCTCTCACTACGAAAAAGTTACGGTAGTTCCTGAATGGGGTAATCATGGGCGTATTGGAAGCAAGCGTGACAATGTTCCTCGCTCTGACAATTTTGACCGCATGTGTTATGAGTTGGCGCGCCAATTACTTGCAGGAGAAAAACGACTTACCTGGCAAGAGTGTGCAGATGATATACAAAGAGTTCACATCGGTGAGTATCGCGCACTCCTTATTCATGGTGATGAAGTTGGTCGCAATGGTTTTGCTTCTCCATCAACGATTGTCCAACACATCAATAGATGGCGCAGTGGCTCTTACCCGTGGGAATTCAGAGATGTCTATATTGGTCATTACCACACCCATGCAGAATGGGCGCTTGCAAATGGATTGGGCAGTGTTTATCAAACAGGCTCTACCGAATCAGACAACCGTTATGCAGGTGTCATGCTCGCCGCGACTGCAACACCTAGTCAGAGATTGCATTTCATTGACCCAGTGAAAGGGCGCGTGACGGCAGGTTACAAAGTTTGGCTTGATTGATGTGCCGCCATGTTTATGAATATGTCTTTGCGGCTATTTGTCCTATGTGCGCACAATGTACGCACGAAACGGATTGGGCAGAGCAACACAGACTGCACAAAGAATGGATAGAAAGCGGTAAAGCAAGCAAACAAGGTTGGTGGAGCATTTAGAGAACAGTGATTTTGGCTGTCAAATTTTGGACATCATTTCTAAAACATCGGCGTGTTGCACAAAAGTTACGCGTGACCACTAATAAAAATTACAAAGTCAAAAAGTGCCAAAAGTAAAATAGTCCATGACATCAGAAATACTGATGGACATGGAGGTAGCAGTGAATATAGAAGCAATGATTGGCAGTTGGC